GAAAAGGCAGGGGGGGTAGCCATCCGTGCTAAAAAAACGCCCTGTGAGCGTGATCCTTTAGAGCTATTACAACGCTTGCAGCAAGCGATCATATTGTCCAGGCTAATGGGATCGCCTCCGTGTTTAATACTTTGAATATGGTCCACCGTTGTAGCATCTTGCCCACAATACGCACAAACATAGCCATCCCTTGCGAGCACCACTAGGCGTTGAGCCTTGTACTTACGTGTAAGCCTTGGGTCTTGTCTACCGTGCACCATTAGTAATGGCCTGTCTTTCTATGATGAGCCCACGCATTACAGGCTGTGAGATACCTGTGTTTAATGTAACGAAGGCCTATGTCTATCTGCTTGTATGGATCACGTTCCTTCATTCTAAGCATTTGAGGTATGCCATAAGCTGTTGATTTAGGGTTATCAGCTCTTGGATTCCATTGTGATTCACGTGTCCACAGAAGCTCTATGCATCTATATTCTTTGGCATCTATTAGTTTGAAGTGTGCATATAACTTATAGTTATTAATGTCTTTTGGTGTGTTTATAGCTGAGGCTGGTGTTGTGCCTAATACACAGAGCGCACCCAATAGCACCAAACAGCGCCTGCGAGCTACACGCCTCAGCGGCTCGCCAGCGCGTATGGAGCGTATCGTATAGGTCAAGTACAACGCAATAATGTGGATAACTTTAACGGGCTTCCGGCGTGTTGTCCACAGGTTATCAGGGGTTGTGGATAACTTATTCATCGAACCCTACCTAACTTTGAACGCTTTAATGCCTCGACTGATTTGTCACCCATTGCGAACATAATGGTCAAGTATTGAATCCCCGCGAAGCTATTACCACGTACAAACTTAAGCGCTGGGTCCATACACATAACCCCATCGGCCTGATCCCACGCTTGCTTAAACCAGTTGGCCTTTGATGTAGGTACTAGGCATATGCCATCGCCGTGTTCGATGAACTTCTCGATCCATTTACGCGGTGATGAGTAAGGCGGATTCATCCAAACCGTACCTTCCCAAGGCGAAGCTAAGCCGTCATCTATGATCGTATAGTGGCGTTTAGCCGGAATCCACGGAATACCGCCTTCAGGCGAGGCAACGTCTAAATCGAACTCAATTCCCAAAGCCTCGAATATGTGCGATGGCGTGTAATAGTCATCCGATGACCCGGTATCGATCAGGTTATAGCCAAAGTCCATATTCAGGGTCTCGGTCATTGATGGCCCCATCCCGTACCTTTGAACGATAACCCAGGCGCGTGATAGACCTGCCTCATCGGTTTAGCACAGCACAACGGATTACTCACGTTGTTCATAGGTTGTTCAACTTCGTATTTAATACGGCACTCTAAACACTCATATTCATACGTCGGCATCTGTAGCCTCCATCAAACAAACGCCCATAACGCCACACTTTGTACACTGCAAAGTCTTAACGTTGGGTGGAAGGTTATCTGTAATAACGCGTTCGATCTGTTCGGTTACCTTTTTACATTTACGACACTCGTATTTATATGTAGTCATTAGGCCCTACATTCTGCACATAGCCACATTACGATTTCGCCGGATACATCCCGTACGTTGAATCCGCCTAGCGCGGTTCGCCATCCCTTGCACTCTTCGCAATATTGTGCAGCTACGATCGTGACATCGCCGTTATCGTGGATCGTTGTGGCGTAGCCGTCCTTAATAAACGTTAATTCTCCCATTACAGTTTTACCGCCTCGTCTATGTGTAAATACGCGACTGTCTTATCAACGGGTATGGTCTTGTTAAACGTTGATGCCGGCAGCTTTCGCGTGGTCCAGGTAACCTTTATCTTGCGTAGGTTAAACGCATATATGCCTTTAGGCGTTGAGTTAATGTAAAACGGCGTGAAGCCTAGTTTGTCGGCCTGTTGTACTAATGACTCGTACTTATCCTTTTCCAGGATTAGCTCGTCATAATGTACGTGGCGGCACTTTAGCTCGATGATTAGCCGGTAGCCCTGGGTCGTTGCATCGATGTATTCGAAGGCATCGCTACTCATTTCTAAATCTTCTAAATAGCGTGTCTTGATGTAATCAAATAGCCCGGCCTCTGTAAACTCCTTGGCCGTCATTAGACCTGTGGCTTCCATTTTCCATCTGATCCAAGTACGTGCCAATAAGGGTTGCATTGGTTGGCCCGGTTCTTTTCGGTGCACTTGTACGCGGCCCACGGTTTACCGGTGGTTTTCGCCGTTCCCTCGGCCCAGATCATCGTGCCGTGCGAGCAGCGCGGAGCTTCGGCTACTAATTGACCGCCTAATCCAGCCGCGATATCGGTTATAGCTGTGGCCATTGTTGGAATGTCCTCGATCGCAGCCTTTGTACTCCACGGGTCTGGGTCTGCAGGTAACGCCTCGACCTTTTCCATATCTTGACGTGTAGGCCTGCCGCCATCGCTAGGACTCAAAAGCCCGATTACGCGGCCGTAAGCCGAAGTGACAGTATCCTCTACAAGCCAGCGTTTCATATTGTTAGGTAGCGCAGCTACGTTGCCGTAGGCATAGTCCACGGCGCTTGGCACACCATCCTCATATTCACGGTATGCCTCGGCCCTAATTAGGATCGTGCCCTTGGCTAAATCCAGATCCTCGATAAAAGCGACCAGTCTGCCCGTCGGATGTTCGGATCGAAAGCGTTTAATCCTGCTATTTACATCCTCATAATTGTCTAAGAATCCCATTAGATTAGCTCCTTGTCTTTCAGAGCCTGTGCGATTGCCCGGCCGCGAATAAATCCTTCGCCGTGGCCTTGACGGTATCCGATTGAATACCCAATTACCATAAACATAAAGCCCATACCACAAGCGGCGAGCGCGATCAATATATCTAAACTATTCATTACTTAGCCCTTTGTTAAGGCCGAGCAGCTACCTAACCGAGTAGCCCTCCCGGCGATTTGTGTTATTAGTATGAAGGGCTACACCGACAAAAGGCAATTACTCCGTCGGTGTGTCGTTTTTTGTTGCATCCTTTGGCTTAGATTTCAGGCCATTACCGGCCAGTACGCCACCTAACGCACCAGTTAAGAATATGGCTAAAGTCTGTAATAGCTGGATAAAGTCTCGATCATTAGGGGCCTGGGCACCCACAGGCTGGGTAACAAAGACCAAGGCGTACACGGCCCCGCCTGTAATTACAAAAAAGGTTAAAGCTAAAACCGCGCCGATTAAAAAGATTAATCGCGCGTGTATATCCTCAGGCGTTAGCCGTCTATTGTGATTACTCATCGATCGTAATAAGGTCCTTAGTACAGACTCCCGTAGCCTCGCATTGTGGCGGAGTGCACTCAGGCTTTTCCCAGTTTTCGTAGACTTGGCACTCATATCTAATCCATCCGTCGTAACCGCACCCCGATAGGAGAATAGTCCCCACTATCGCCCCTATCAGGGCCCGGATCATTTAGAGCCTATGCCGTATTGCTTCTCGTTAGGTTGTACCGCTTTAAGTAGCGGGCCTACGAGGCCGGCGATAAACGCGTTAACTAATACTTTTGGATCCTGTATACCTGACATATATAAAGCTGCTACAGATGCCAGCGCTGCTCGTGCATATGACATAACGGCTGCCTCTAATTGTTTTTTATTCATCGTCTAGTCCTAACTTAGTTATTAGTTTTTTAGCTTTGTCTGCGGTTACATTTACCTCAAAATGCATATCGTCCGGCCTGCTCTTAAAATCGCCGCCCCACTTGAGGCCGTACTTTTTAGCAAGGGCCCGGATCATAGGTACTTTCTCAGCCGGGAAAGTGTCGTACTTGCCTAGTGGATGCTTAGTCGCGTTAAGGTCGATAGCCGTACCGGATGAGTGACACGATAGGCGATCCGTAGAACCGCGCACCATCCTAAAAGCGTAGCCCCAATCGTCAAAGGTACCCTCATCGATCGGCTCAATTAGCTCGTGAAACTCCGCAGCAAAGGCGGCTAATAGCGGGCCCACGCTACTAGCGCACCTGAGCTTACGATCCGTACCCCGTACAGGGTAGGACTTTATATTAATCTCGGCCGGATCTTTCGAGGCCGGATAACCGTTATAGCTTGTAAGACTCATCCTAGTAATGCAGCGATCTCATCGGCAGATAATCCGAGCTTATCGAGTACCGCTTGGCGAGCCGCATCTTTTGTAGCTTGCTCGTCGGCTTTTTGTTTCTCAACAATAGCGATAGCAGCTGTCAATTCTGCCTCAGTCGGTGCATCGCCATCTAATACATCCCATTTGATAGTTGAGTAATCGTTATCAATAAAAGAAAACTCAGCCGTAGGCTTTAGTAATTTAATTGCTTCTACGATGTATTCGGTATTCATTACGCGCCTACTTCCATAAGAATAATTTGTGATGGCCCTTGCGATGTTGGCTGAAATCTAATAGAAGCTGAACCAGATGTGTTTGGAACCGCTGCCTGCAATTTGTAAGTTGTTGCCGATGTTGTGGCTGGAGAATCTAAGTAAGTAATAGTCTTAACCCCACCGATCCAGATGTCACCTGATGCCAAAGACGCATAATAATAATTAGCCCAGCCTTCATTTGGAAAATCATAGATGGTTGTAGCATCTCTCAATAAACGAGCGTTATTGCCTACAGCACTAGCAGTTTTTCTATTTTGAGAAGTTGCAGTAATCAAAACCAAAATCTTACTTGTTGATGCAGTTGGAGTGATTGTCGCTGTGATTGTTGTATCAGTCAAAGTCGTTGATGAGATAATTGTCTGGGTGCTAGTGCTGGCTGAAACTACTTGCAGAATCTTTCCACCTGCAGGCGTAGCCCACTTAAGTCCCGTAGCCGTTGATGAGTCTGCAACGAGGACTTGGTTATTAGTGCCTACCGCTAAACGGCTAAAAGCATCCGAACCTGTACCAGCTACAAGATCGCCTTTAGCATCGATAGCCGTAGCCATTGAGTTAGTAATAGTTACCGTACCGCTTGTGCCACCGCCGCTAATACCTACTCCGGCCGTTACTCCCTCGATGTCACCGGTTGCCCCTGAGGCTACCCAAGCTGCACCATCGTAATACCAGAGTGAGTTATTATCTTTTGTAAATGCGAATTGGCCCTCAGCCGGTGCGGTGATAGCCGCATCGCGAGCCGTCGCGTTAGCGAATACGTTAATACCCTGCATAAGGTAACCGTTTACATCGCCGGCCGTTAATACCTCTCCTGTCACAAAGGTCTTAAAACCTTGTCCAGCTGCCATAACCTGCTCCTTAGTATGCTAATACGGAGGTATCGAGCACTCCATATAGTGATGAGTCTAATATAAAGCCGTCGATAATCGGCTCCTGTGTTGTGAATGTCGTTTTCCAGCTATTAGGGCTGACCCGGTGCATTACCCCGAATACTTGTAACGTCTGCGTAAGAGTTGAATTACCAGGTTGGTTAGTCGTAATTGTTACCGGATCAAAGAAATCTAAGTCTAGGGCCGCGATAATGCCGTCGTTATAGTTTTCTGTGTAAAGATCTAGCTCGATGGCATCGCACCGCGTACGGGTAGCCTTGCGGCTTGCTACATAGGCCCGGGCATAATCTAGCGCGGCTTGGTCGGTATCCATTATTAGATTCTGTTGAGTATATGAATGTAAGAAATACTCATCGATAGAGGCCTGATCGTCGGCTAATTGAGCCGTACCGCCGATCTTTGTAATCGAAGCCGAGTTATAGACCTGCGTATCATCTAAGCGCCATACGGCATTGAAGTAGGTAATTTCGGTACCGTCATCATTAAATACGACGGGCGGTATAGTTTGAGAATCTATGCAATAGGCGCGATCTTTTAGGGTCAAGGATCCACGAGCATCCATATACAAAGCCCCATATTCAGATATGGAGGCTGTCTGTAATGCAGCTAGGGCCGTGCGTAATGTGCCCGGATCTGCCTGGAAAATGGTATCGCCGTATTCGATTTCGCGTAGCGATGGTGGCCAAGCGATCTCGTCCAGGATAGCGTTTACACGTTCGCCAGGTAGGTCACCGGCAGAGGCTAAGGTAACGTTTGTAATCTGACTATTCTGGAATAATCTAAAACCGTCTACAGCCGTGATAGTTGTATAGACCACATCGGTAGCCATCTTGGGAGTTGTGGTCGTGTAGCTCGTAATGAAGCCGCTAAAGATTGGATACTCGGTACCGCCATAATTAGCTGTAATGGCTACCTTACGCATAGGGGTAAGTAAGCCGTAATAAGGGCTATTAGGATTTTGAGGGTTAAAGTCTCCATTTTGATCGACGATACGCAGGGTTAAAGTACCAGTCTGAAATACGTCAGCTTGAAGGTTTCGGCCGCGCATTGTGGTAACGCTATCGACCACATTAGACACATCAACGATGACGGCAGCAGAATCTGCTAATACGTTTGTACCCAAGATACCGCTGTCTAGGATCATCGCCTGGGCAAAGGCTGGACCAGTTGAAAAGTTAATGATTGCATTAATTACGGGTACGGTCACGCTATACCTGCTGTCGTTAATGGATCGCCGTTACGGTTGATCTTTTGGATAGTATCTTGCAGTAGGACCGTGAACTCATCTTGAGAGGCTATGGCTCCTGCATTGATATTTACCGTATAACTGTTACCGGAGCCGCCAGGGTTTACTAGACCCGGATCGATGTATAAACCTCCAAAATCAGGAAAATTACCCTCGCCATCAACAAAAGGTAAACCGGGCATATCCGCCTTAGGCGGTGGGGTCCAAGTTGGATATGGCGGAATACTTGCAATAGCGGCTGATAAGGCACCTACGCCTGCAATAGCCTGGGCATTAGCAGCTAAAAACGCATCGGTCCTAGCCTTTAAAGTATCAAAATAATCCGAAGTCGCTTTATCCTCGGCGGCTTTTTTAGCAGCTGCCGCTTCAGCCATCGCCTTATCGTCTGCCTCTTGAGCAGCCTTACGCTTGGCTGCGATCTCCTCGACTGTTTTTAATCCAGCCGCTAACGCGATCTGATCGGCTAAAGTTTGTGCAGCGGCAGTTTTATTAATTGATGCTAAACGTAAAACCTCAAGGGTACTTATCTGAGTTTTCTTTGTGTAAAAATCTAGATCGTCTAAACCGCCTTGCTTAGCAAGTGCATCGTTGTACTTAGCAAAGGCTGCAGCCTCTGCTGCCTCGGCATCGGCGATAGCCTGTAATCTAGCTGCATCCTTAGAGGCTTGATCCGCTCCTGATGCGTTGATAGCTGCTAGTTTTGCATTTTTGGCAGACTCAATAGCCGATAACTCTTTCATAAGCACAGCGTTTAGCCCGGCTAATTCTGTCTCGGTAATTCCCTTGAGGCCGTTTAACTTTGCTGTTTGGTTGGCCGTTGTAAGTATGTTTAATTGCTTTAAACGATCTAGTGCTTTATCGCCATCCTCGTCCTCAATAGCCATAAGGGCCTCAAGGCGTAATTTTGTATCTTTGTCGTATGTAGCCTTGAGAGCTGCAGCGATAGAGATACGGTTAGTATCGAATTCTGCCGCTGCCTTTGATAATGAAAGTTTATTTTTTTCGGCTAATGCTTGCTTTTTAATTAATGCTAAGCGCTCTTTTTCTCTGCGCGCTGCCTCAGCCGCAGCCTTGGCTCGGTCGCGATCGATCTTTCCCTGTGCATCTGTAGAGCCCGATACGCTCATAGGCGTACCAAAAGGCTTAGGCTTTATAGCGGTGCGCTCACCTAAACGGATTAATGCGCCTAATGGCCCCGCTTCTAATTGTCTTTTAATTGGAGTAAGCAATAATCCAAATAAAGACTTTTGCCCACTGGGAGCTTTAAAGCTAGTAAGTTCAGCCAAACCAATTAAAGCAAAACTAATAGACTCGCTAAAGTCCTCCATAGCGGTAGTTGCTTTACCGATACCCTCTTCACCGGCCAAAATTCCAAAAGCCGTAACCAAGCCAGTGCCGATAGTCTCTTGAGCATTATCAGCGGCCTCACGTAATACACGCATCTGTCCTGAGAAGGTTTTAAGTTCTGCTTCACCCGCACCGCCGAAAGTCCTACTTAATAGTTTGACGGCATCATTAACGTCGAGAGTCTTTAGCTCGGTTTGAGTTAATCCTAAATTATATTTTCTAAGGCCTTTAGTGTTGCCCACATAAACGGCTGCTAGATCTGCGTTTACGGTTGCTAAACTCTCACCCGATCCGGCGGCTACATCTAAAGATAAATTAAGTAGATCTTGAGCCTTGGCTGTATCACCCGTTACGGTAATTAATTTTTGGAAAGACTCACGTAATACTTCGCCCTCATAACCAAACTTGGCAGAGATATCGCCAAGGTTTTTTTCAATAGCAGCGGTATCGAAACCTAAACCAATATTTTTTAATACTGTCTCTAAACGCTTGGCAGACTTTTCATTCTCCGCAAAAGCCTTAACTGCATTTTTACCATACGATAATAAACCGGCAGCTCCAAAAGCCAAGCCAAAATTAGCGGCAAGGCTTTTTACACTTTTGCCTAATTTCTCAGAGGCAGTTAAAGCTTGCTTGAATCCTTTACCGTCTAACTTGGAGCCGATATTGATTACAGGTAATACCATTACGCAGCCCTGCTAACTGGCCCCTTGGCCACTCGAGCATTAAAAGCAGTTGTAGCTGTATTTATAGCTTCTAAAGCTGCACTTTCGGCTTTACCTTTGTCCTCGGCCCAAGCGCGATAAATCAAACGACCGCGCCCTTGTAGGCTGCTAGTTAGAGGCGGCAGGTTGGCGATAAATTGTGCACCGGCTTTGCGGTTTACAGATCGACTTACGCCTTTACTTGCCCCGCCGGCATTAGGACCCACCCAAGGCTGAGGCCCATTACGTCCGGCAGTTTCATAGATAGCACCAGCGGCAGATTTGTTAGTTATCTTTGCCATCGAGCTAAAGCCGTAATCCTTTACTAACGTCGGACTGGTCGAGTATGTAATACCTGAGCGAACAGTCTCGACATTGTAAAAAGGAAATTTAGCCTCGCTAAAAGATCGCGGTGCCCAGTTACGCATAGGAGCCTCGGCCGGTGCAAAACCCCTAGCCTTGGCCACTACGGGTTTCATCGCATCGGCTAAATCTTTACGTAATTGTTTTTCAAGTTCAGGAGCAAAAGATCGTAACGCCTTGCGTAGATCAACGTTTCCGCGTAATTCTATTACGGGCATCTTTGGCCTCCTCTGCTTGTTCGTTTAATACCTTTATTAACATCTTAAACATCTCGGTATCGAGATCTAGTACCGCTTGAGGCGGGATCTGTAAACGTATCGATAGCTGCGCTACCAAGTGCGTTACAGAATCCCGCCCTAGCTTAAAGGTTCGTCGTCTAGTACCTCGACCTTAGAAAGTGTCTCTAAGAAATCACCGCCGAAAACTTTTACATTTTCGCCGCTTGATCTCAAACATTCCCAAGCCAGCCAGTAAACGTCACTTTGTTTTTCATCGTCACGAAAGGCCTTATGGAAGCCCTTCTTTGCATAGAGTTCAAAGGCATACTCAATACGCGGCGTAATCTGATGTTCACTAACCTCGCCTGTAGCCCTTGTTATTTTGAGTCGTGCCATTGTGTGCCCCTTTTCTATTCTTAGACTGTTGTGTCTACTGTGATTGGTGAGTTGCAGGTAAAAGTGATCGACTGGGTACTAATGTCCCCGACGGCTCCGTTAATGTCTGTGGTGTTGTTCACAAGAATCGTAGTCTGGTACTCCGGGTTGCTTGCTGAAATTGCAGCGCTAGTCTGCTTTAGAGTGATTGGTACTGTTGTACCCCAGGCTGCTTGCAAAGTCTGTAGGACTTCGCTTGTAGCTGTGTCGTTCAAGAAGTCCAGCGAAATCGTAGAAGTTTCCAGTCCACGGGTAAATTTTCTGGACTGATCACCCATCGCTGTGACTTCGAGCTCCTCGAATACACGATTGATAGTTGCGCTTGTTACGTGATCGGATAGGTCCACCGAATTCAGGGTTACGACCACTCCGTTTGACAAGAATATAGCCATTAGACCTATTCCTCGCTTTCAGTTGTTGTAGTTGGTGTCTTTGATTTTGCTACTTTGACCGGTTCAGGCTCGTCTGGGATCTGCCCGATCTTTCGCAAAAACTTTAGATCTTCCTCTGTGTATGCCATTGTCAGCTCCAGCTCGTGAGTATTGAGATATTAAAATCGGCAGTTAGCAACGTTCCACTTTGTACCTCAAGTACGGATGGAGCCGACATACTGCCAATATTCATAACGATATTCGATGATGCTAATTTATTAAATACAGCTACTGCCAAGGTTTCGATACCGTTCAAGTTCCCCTGGTTATCCAGCATTGGCACCGTCATAATGATTTTCAGGTTAGCCAAAGGAGCGATCCCGGCGTTTGTATTGTTGCTCGGTACGATGTAATCGCTACCCGGAGCCACGATAACAGAGTTGGCCGTGATTGTTGGCGGTGGAAAACTGTAGGTATTCCAAGAGTTCGGATTAGCCAAAGCGGCGGCTACCGTAGCTCGTAAGGTTGTAATAGGCGCGGTCATCTGCTACCCGATCATACTGTTCGGATTTTGATATCCGGCGATGAGACCTCTGATTTTGCCGATCATTGAATTTCCCATTCGGTATGGTGAAGGACTGAATCCATCGATCGATACGCCACCTGTCTGAGATACCTGGCGGGCTTGAAAAATGTCTGTGGCAAGAATCATCGCGGCCTCACGTACAGCTGGTGTAGTCGCGTAGCTGTTTGTTTTTGTATCCACACCCTCGGCTTTACCGTATGGAAGGACACGGGTAAAATTAACATTCGCGGCAGTCTTGGCGAATTGAATAAAGCTATATCCGGCTGGCCAGTTCCAAGTAAAAGGATTCCAAGCGATCGATGGAAAATTATTAGTAGTACCGGTGCTCCAAGGCATTGTGCCGGTAATTGTGTACGTGCCGTTAAAGGTTGAGCCGCACCCACTCAAGGTTACGCTTTGCCCCGTGCTAAAGATTGCAGGATTAGCAACCATTACGGTCGCAATATTGTTCTGCAAGGTTGTGCCCACAACCGGGACTGAATCAAACCATAAAAATTGATTTAGAAGATCTTGCGCGGTTTGGCAGCAGGTCTCGACGATATCCGATGAATAGAGCGCATCGATTCCAAGGTTGGCTCTTAACTCTGCCTCGGTGACGTAAGTTGCCGGCACAAT